TGCGCGCCCAGATCAGCGCCAGCAAGGGTGTGGGCAACTTCCGCTCGATGTTCGTCAACATCCCCAATGGCAAGGAAAACGCGATCCAGATCATTCCCGTGGGGGACTTCCAGGCAAAGGACGAGCTGGAGAAGGTAAAGAACATCACACGCAATGACGTGATCGCCGCCTGGCGGATGAACCCTGCCCTGGCCGGGATCATCCCGGAAAACAGCGGCGGGTTCGGGGATATCGAAAAGATCGATAAAGTTTACACAAGCAACGAGATCCGGCCGATCTGTCAGCTTTTTAACCAAGCAAACGACAGCCTGAGAAAAGACAGGCAATTCGGCTGGAGAACTACTGAAACACCAGCTGATTCAATCGCGTAAACCCAAACAAACAGTAATAAACACTGCTTGTTCTGCCAAAATGATGGCGCTTGGCTACGCCCTGGGGAGGGATTCATGCGAGTTACATGTAAATGCGGGCATAAGGGCAGGATAGCGTCCAGAGAGGCGCTTTCAGAAGACTTCGCGAAGCTTTACTGCCAATGTTTGGATGCTCAATGCGGGCATACCTGGGTAGCAAATCTCACCTTTTCGCACACCATAAGCCCGTCCGCTCAGACCTTCGAGCGAATGCTGATTGACCGCTTTCAGGAAATGCCAATTGCTCAGCAACGCGAGTTGTTTGAGAGGTTGGGCCCACGGCCTTCGGCTTGAAGTAGACCGCCGACGCTACGGGCCGGCGGACAAACTTAGGCTTTCGTATACGTCGTTACTGTCGGTCCTCGACCTCGTAACTCATCACGATAACTTCCGTGACTCGGCGGACTTGCTGCTTATCACCATCGTTCATTGAACGAAATAGACGAATCAAACGACGCTCAAGGTCATTCAAGTTGCCCCAGTCCAGATCGTCTTCAGTCGAGTTAAGGCAGTCAATTTTAACGTGATCCAACATGCGTGCTTCTCCATAAATGCATTGCTGAATCGAAGGTATCTGCAGTGTCGGACTTTGGAAGAATAAGGTGGCAAATGCTTAAAATAAGTTCACCGCAGCCTATTTCGGGTGCCGCGCAACGTCATCAACCATGGCTCTTAAAATCCGAACAATTGTTCGCTGGTCATCGTCAGGAATGCTTCGGAACTGCTCTACCAATTTGGCTTCAAGATTACTCAAACCTGTGCTTAGCAGACGCTGTCCAGAGAGCACATAAACGGTGTCTACCCCAAGTGCTGCCACGCCTTCCAGGTATGAGGTGTCCGGGTTTCGGCCCCCACGCTCGTAGGTACCTTGAGTATTTCGATTCACACCTCCTGCCTGTGCTAAGTCCTCCTGACTCAAGTTCAACCGTACGCGTTCTTCGCGTATTCGATCGCCCACAGATCCTTCAATCCCTGAATCGGATGCACAATTTTTCAAGCTAAGACCCTGTACAAGACCAAATTTACGTGCATAATCGCCACCTATGAACACAAAACAACCCGTTTAAACAGGAGTGAACACACTATGCCCGCGCCAGTTACAACCGAGCAAGCCCGCGCCACGCTTGATAGGAAGGGTATGAGCATTGCCGAATTCAGTCGTATCCATGACTTGAACAAAAATTTGGTCAGCGACCTTTTGAACGGTCGCCGAAAGGGTCGCCGTGGGGAGGCACACCGTGCTGCGGTGCTACTCGGCATCAAAGACGGTGTAATTGCACAGTAATAGCTAGGGCTCTGAGGGAACAGCAGAACATGGACAGCTTGGTTCTAAAAACGCGCCGCGAAGTGGTCAGTGCAATCATTTGTGCCTATGAGGGGGGCCGCGAGTGTGCCGCCGCCCGTATCGGCCTACCACTTAAGAAATTTGACAACCACGCCTATGAAAACAACAACTGCCGCCCGTTGACGGATTCGCAGATATTCCAATTGGAGCAAGTGACCGAAACCAAACACTTGGCCAACTACATTGCCGCGCTTTACGGCGGGATGTTTGTACCTGTGACCCACCCCGACAACCTGGACAACGTGGAGATGTATGCACGTGCTATGCAGAGTTCCGCCAAACAGGGCTCGGTCGATCAAGCCATTGCCCAGGCACTTGAAGACGGCGTTATCACCGACGCCGAGGCCGAATTGATCCAGAACGCCCACACCCTGCACATGGCGGCACGAACAGCCGAAGTCTATGCAGCTATCGATCTGTACCGCGCCAAATCGGGAAAAGCCCAATGACCGCTCAAACCAACAACCTGGACTACCAGGAATGCATGCAAAGCGCCGCGCTGGCGTTCCTTGAGCGGCACCAAGCCGAACACCTCGCCGACCTGTCCGCGCTGCTCAATCGCACGATCGATCACCTGGTCAACAGTTTCGATGTTACCGAATCGGTTGCAACCAAACTGGTGTCCCTTGCCCACATTGAGCTAACGGAAATCGCTTTCCGTCAGCGCCTGCTCCTGGACTACAGCACCGACACCGTCGTGGTGATCAAGGATCCAGTGAAGGGTCATTGCTGGTCTGTTCCAGTCAGCCTGATATATGAGCGTGTCCTGAACACCCCGGACAACGTGCGTTTGCGCTCCACAAACTCGTAACCCCAAACCAACCAATCACCTGCCCCACACCCCATGGGTTTGGGTGAGCTGCGCCCGAAATTGAGGTTTGACGATGGAAAACGCCCTAAACATCAACGCAAAGCTGCCGCCGGATCAAGCTCAAGCGCTCTTGGCCAACCTGCGTGAGCAATACCGTCTCAGCCTCAATGACCTTTGGTACGCAGACCAATACCGCTTTATCCCCGAAGGCCTGCGCCATGGATCGATCCTCACCAACGATCCAGTGATGGCCGCTCGAAAACATCTGATAGGCGCTCTTTCCGGCGCCCTGACCCAAAGCCTCAAAACAGTGAAAAAACCATGAGAGACGATCTACGGCACGACGTGCTGCAGCGCCTGGAATCCGACTACGGACTGAAGCATCGCAAAGACACCGATTACATGCGCGGTGGTGAGTGCCCTAAGTGCCACAAGCGTGAGCTGTATTCGCGTCATGACAAACCCTGGCTGGTGATCTGCGGCCGATCAGAGAAGTGCGGCCACACGCTGCACGTCAAAGAAATCTACAACGATCTTTTTGAGGACTGGAGCAAGCGTGCGCCGGCAACGGACAACGCGCCTACGGCTACAGCCCGTGCTTATCTGGAGTTTGGTCGCGGTTTCAACATCGAGTTGATTGCAGGCTGGTTCACTCAGGACTCCCACTATTCTGGACAGCACAATGCCGGCAGCGCCACGGTTCGGTTCGCCCTGGAGAAAGGCGGCTACTGGGAACGCCTGATCGACAAACCAGCCCGTTTCGGAAAGATGAAAGCCCGGTTCGCACCAGGTGAAAGCTATCGGGGCACCTGGTGGTGCCCGCCTTGCGTCGACTTGCTGGAGGCGAAAGAGATCTGGATTGTGGAAGGCATTTTCGACGCCATTGCCCTGGTCCACCACAACATCGCCGCTGTATCTGCAATGTCTTCAAACGCCTTCCCGGCCGACTCCCTGCAGGCGCTTGTGGCGGCTCGCCCAGGCAATCTGCCCAGGCTGGTATGGGCACTTGATAACGAACCTGGCGCCCACGCCTACACAAAGCGGTGGGTTCGTATGGCCCGCGAGCTGGGCTTTACGTGCGAGGCGGCACAGATCCCCCAGCGGGATAACCGCAAAGTCGACTGGAACGATCTGCACCAGCGCTGGCAGTTCCTAGACGAAGGCGATAAGCGGGATGCTCAGTTCCATAAGGACATCACCATTGCGCGCCATCACGGCGCGCTGCTGATTGCCGACAATGCCACTGAGAAAGCCCTGGTGATGTTCGATTGGAAGCGCCGTAGCGAATTTCATTTGGAGTTCGGCAACCGCCTGTACTGGTTCAAGCTCGATCTGGAGAAGTACAACAAGGCAATCCAGGAACTTGAGGACAGCGACCACCACGAAGACCAGCAATTGAACAATAAGCAGATGCGAGCCAAAGCTATGCAGCAGTGCGGTGCCCTGCAGCGAATCGCTACATGCAATCCCAAGGCTCTTTACTACCAGGAAAACAAGCTCACCGACGAGTCCTGGTATTACTTCCGCATCACCTTTGCACACGACGCCGCGCCTATTAAGAACACCTTCACCAGCTCACAAATTTCATCGTCTGCAGAGTTCAAGAAGCGCTTACTCGGTATCGCCCCGGGCGGGATGTTCACCGGCACCACGCAACAACTGGATGCGTTCATTGAAGAACAAACCGACGCCCTGAAAACTGTGCAGACCATTGACTTCACCGGATACACACGCGAACACGGTGCGTATGTCTACGGCGACGTGGCGGTGCGTGACGGGAAGGTGTTCAAGCTCAACGAGGAAGACTTTTTCGATATGGACCGGCTCAGCATCAAGACCTTGAGCCAGTCCGTAATCCTCAACCTAAATACCGATCTGCAGAAGTTTGAGACCGAATGGCTTGAAATCATATGGGAGTGCTTCGGCGCCAAGGGCCTGGTAGCGCTCGCATTCTGGTTTGGCTCACTGTTTGCCGAGCAAATCCGGCAACACCAGAAAAGTTATCCGTTCATGGAGATCATAGGCGAACCAGGTGCCGGCAAATCTACCTTGATCGAATTCCTCTGGAAGCTGTGCGGCCGAAGCGACTACGAGGGCTTCGACCCAACCAAAGGCACACCGGTAGCGCGCGCCCGCAACTTTGCCCAGGTCGCCAACCTACCTGTGGTACTGATTGAATCCGAGCGGGAAAAGACCGATGGCAGCCAGACCAAACAGTACGATTGGGACGAGCTGAAAACGGCCTACAACGGGCGTAGCGTCCGCTCTACCGGTGTGAAGAATAACGGCAACGACACCCGGGAACCGCCTTTCCGTGCGGCCGTGGTCATTGGCCAGAACCACGCTGTCAACGCGTCAGAACCCATCCTGCAGCGGCTTGTGCACATCGCAATGACCAAAGAAGGCCAGACACCTCAGACCAAACTGTTGGTAGAGAAGCTGGAACGCATGCCGGTCGATCGCGTCAGCGGTTTCCTAGTGAAGTCCACCATGATGGAAAGTGTGGTGATGGAAACAGTCCGGGAGAAGGGACCCCAGTACGAACAGCAGCTGCTGGCCCTACCCGAAATCCGCACGGTCCGGATCGCGAAAAACCACGCCCAACTGCACGCCCTGGTCGACGCCCTGGTGCACGTGGTCCCGCTGAAAAAGCACCAGGTGGACGCGGCCCATGCAGAGATCCAGAACATGGCCAAGGATCGCCAGCTGGCCATCAACGCCGACCATTCGGTTGTGGTGGAATTTTGGGAACTGTTCGACTACCTCAACGGCCCCGATGGCGACCTTAACCACTCCCGCACTGACGGCCTGATCGCCGTCAACCTGAACGAGTTCGCGGAAATGGCAGCGAACAAACGGCAGAAAGTCCCGGATCTGACCGAACTCAAACGCCACCTCAAGACCAGCAAGTGCCCCAAGTTCATTGAGACCAATCGCACCGTTTGCTCGGCACGGGCGAAGGACGCATTCGACAAAGCGAAAACCGTTCGCTGCTGGATGTTTCGTAGCGACTGATCACCACCAGGAGCAAAAGTGATGCAGATCCAAGTTATCACCGGCGATGGTCGGAACAGTGCCACGAAACAGTTGAAGCACTTGAAGGAGCTGCAGGAGTGGATCGTGGGAGCAAACCCAATGGTGTACGCCGAGGCGTACAGCGCTGCTGGCCTTGTCGAGATTCTGGAAGTCCGTGGTGCCACGGAGAAAGAGCTTCTGGTTCTGCAGTGCACAAGGCAGCAGATCCAGGCGGTATTGGAGTGGCAGTCAGCCATGGACGAGGTGATCGAGCTGGAGAACCTGGTGATTCACCTGGTTAGGCAAGTGCAACCAAAAACTGCCGGCGAGCGCCGGTAATTAGAGCGGTGGCGGGGGGTTTCAGCTCCC